GGTGTCCTCATGGATGACGCGGCACTCAAAGCCGCCGCCCTCAAAATGGGGATCGGTGACGGCACTACCACGCTGACAACTCAACAAAAAGTGTTGGCGGCCCATAACGTGATCCTTTCCCAAACCAGTGACGCCCAGGGGGACTTCGCTCGTACATCCGAGGGTTTAGCCAACACTCAAAAGATATTACAAGCCGCCGTCGAAGACGCTAAAGCCTCGATAGGTATCGGTCTAGTCTCAGCCCTCGAAGCCGCCGGGCAGGCTATGGGCGGGTCGAGAGGCATGGCCGGGGTTATCCAAGACACCGGTCAAGGAATAGGTGACTTTACTCGCGGTGTTGGAATTGCGATAACAGAACTATCTAACTTTATAAACGCTATTAGAGGTGTTGGGGAAGAATCCGATGATGCAGAAAAAGAAGTGTCGTCTTTTGATGGTTTGCTCAAAGTATTGCGGGTTAATGCGGCTTTAGTGTCTTTTGGATTATCGGAGTCAGCAATAAGGTTATATGAAGCGGGTGAGGAATCCCGAATAGCAGCCGAAAAATTACTGGTTTTTGCTAACGCCGCGAAAAAAACCGCCGACGGGCTCCCCTACTTTCTAGGTGGTCTGAGGGAAGTAGAAAAGGCCACAAACGAGCAAACAGCCGCAAACGTCAAAGCAACCTACGGAGTTTTGACCCTAGCCGAACGGCAGGCAGTCTACGATAAGATATTAGAGGGAACCGAAGAGACAATAAATACCTACGGCGGCTCGACGGCATCCGCAACCGTAGAAGTCGAAAAATTAACGAAATTCCAGAAATTCCTAGAAAAAAGCACCGAAGATGTCGGCAAAGCAATTGCCTCGACTGAGGCACTACTCAGCACTCAAATAGAGAGTTTTAAGGCCGCTAAAATAGCCGTGGCCGACTACGCCCTGACTGTGCAAGGGAACCTACTATCCGGGATTGACCTCGGCTCAGCGTTTACCGACCAATTCGACGAAGAGGGCAACAAAACCGGCGTGGCACTTGTGGACGCTTTTAACGCACAGATAGCGGAGGCCGAATGGTTCGGTAACGTCCTGGAGGGCTTACAGAACTCCAAGGTAGACCAGCGACTCATTGACTACATGGCCGGTTTAGGCCCGGAAGTTGGCGGGGCCCTCGGGCAAGAAATGCTAGGCGATAAAGGTTTATTAGGAACGATTAACGAAAAGTTCGTAAACATTCAAGACAAAACTCGAGACCTCGCCTTAGGTTTAGTGCCCGACTTTATGAACGCCGGGGTAGAGCAGGCCGCCGCCATGGTCGTAGGGCTCGCCAACCAACTCGACTACGAACGCGACACACTCAAAAAATTGGGTAAGAACATGGCTAAACCAGTCGGTGCAGCGTTCAAAACCCAACTGGCTAGTGACGTAGCCGCCGCCGTTCGCAACGTCGAAGCGGCAGCCACAGCGGCCCGAGCCGAGAAAGTAGCCGACGCGACAGCCGCCCAACAACTCATTACCGATCAACAAGTCGCTAGGGCTATCGCCAACGTGATCCGCAACTCGGACGCCCGTAGCGGCGCGGTCGTAACCCCGGTGCTCGCATGACCCTACAAATAACCCTAAACGGGTCGGTGATCGACTTAGCACTATTCGATTACAGTCTCGCAATCGCCCACGGTCGATCGGATGTGACAGCCAACCCGACGGCCTCCAACGCGCAGCTAGTCCTACGTGGTGACACTGGCCCGCTGCTAGACCTTGCCGATACGGTCGCAATATCCTTCGACGGTGTAGCCCGGTTCACCGGGGCTATATCTGATCTGAACGTGTCATTCATTAGCACGACAACCCCGACCGCAATCACGACTATTACGGCGATGGGTAACCTAGCGAAACTCGGGTACACCGACGTCGGAGTGACGGGGTACATTGAGCAGAGCGCACGGCAACGGGTCACGGACATACTCGACGCGACTGGCCTCGATTACCTGAACGCGGGCGACCCCAATATCACGCTGTACGCGATCCTCGAAGCCGACGCGCAACCCTCCACGGCGCTCGACGCCCTCGGTCGTATTGCTCAAGGAACTGGGGCAACGTATTACGACGACCCGACGGGCCGAATCATTTTCGAGGATTACGGCAACCGGGGCCAAACAACTTCTGCCGGTATCTGGTCTAACCAGTCCGGCACATGGGGCGACGCACAAGGGAATTGGGGCTCGTACCCGACGACGATCGGATCACTACCCTTAAACGCTGAGGGTATCATTTTTGCCCCGACGTGGGCTAAAACATTGACGCCACTCATTAACGATGTCACAGTGGTTTACGGGCCCGACTTGAGCGAGAACCAGACAGATAGCGCCTCGATCACGCAATATGGGCGCCGGGAATACCGGCTTGAAACACAGATTAAATTAGAAGCTGACGCGATCACTCGGGCGGCATCCATTATCACGGCTCAAGCGAACGGCTTATGGAATCTCGGACAGGTCAGCATCCTGATGAGTGAACTCGACGCAGATCAAACCACCCAAGTCCTCAACCTAGTATCGGGTGCGCTAGTGAACGTCATCGGCTTACCAGCCTCGGGCCCGTACTCGCAATTTAACGGCATCCTTGAAGGCTGGACGGATTCTTATAACAACGGTCAGCATATTCTTACCCTGTCAATCTCCGACCCGCGTTTCTCGTATCAAATGCTTGAATTCGGGGAAGTAACCGACACGCTCACTTGGGGAGATGTTGGCGCGGCGGCTCAATGGTATGAAATAATCACTAACAGCGATCTGATTGGAGCATAATAATGGCAACGACGGCAGCGGGCACCCCTTATGTTGAGTCCTCCGACCTTGTGGCGAACTACCCAGGGGTCAGTTTGGCCTTAGCAAACCATATAGACACTATTGGGAATTTATTGCAGATAGTCTTCGCCTCTACATCTACACCAACGACATCCGTGTCTTCAACGTATGCGAATACTGCACTGACCGCGACTATCACCCCGTCGGCCACATCAAGCAAAGTTCTCATCCTTGTGTCTCACGCGGGGGTCAATAAGACGGGTGATACTTACGCGCAACTGCGTCTGACGCGGGACGGTACAGCAATAACGGGTGATTGGGCTGGAAACATAAACTACACATTCACAACCTTACAAGTTACAACGCAAGCGGGAACAAACTTCCTTGACTCACCAGCAGCAACCACCGCATTGGTATATCGAACACAACTTGCATCAGGCGCGAATATCGCTCAGGTCACGGTAAGTAACGCCAGTTCACTATCAACAATGATCCTTATCGAGGTGGCAGGATGATAACCAAAAGCACCGCCGTGAATTCTTTACGGCCCGGTATCGAATGGGTTATGGAAGGTGAAGACGTCGCCGGTATCACTTGGCTCACACCCGACGTTCAACCACTGACAGAGGCCGAAGTCACTAAGGAAATGAAGCGGCTAGAAGCCCTAGCCGTAACCACAGAGGCGAACCGTGTCGCCGCATTACAGGAGGCCCGATCGTTCGCCTTATCCCTTGGGTTCACCCCGGCGATGCTTGCAGTCATGTACCCACAATTAGCGGAGGCACCTAGTGAGTGAAATAGATCAAGAGCTGCACGTGGACACGGTAGAAGTCGAGCCGGTAAAAAAGAAACCAACAACCCCCAGGAGCCCGAAACCGGCCACCGAAACCGAACGCGCCCGGGCAATCGTCAGAGCCAAACTAAAAAGGTAACTAATGGACTTTCGCGACGTCGTCGGCCTCGTAGCCACATCCTTAGCAGCCCTCGCAATCATGGGAACTGGCCTAGTGTGGCTCATCCGCAACGTGGTGCGCGATGAGATCAAGAAAGCCACGCAACCAATACAGCCCGGGTTCCGTAACGGTGGCGACTCACTCGCAGACGTGTCCTCGAAAGTCGATCGAATAATCGAGAAGTTAGGTCTCTGATGAAGCATTGGCTCGCCTCCACATGGGAAGGCTCCATCGTCAAGATAGCGACCGGGGCCGCATTGGGCGCGCTCCTATCATGGCTCGCAACCGCCGACGTGCACCCGCTAATCGTCGCAATCTCGGCGGCAGTAATCCCCGTCATTATTAACGCTTTGAACGGCGACGATTCACGATATGGGAGGCTCGATAATGGCAAGGCTCTGTAAAGGCGGCGTGACTCTACGCGATCAAGTGAACCGGAAATGGCCTAAGCGTGACAAGCGCACGGATGGATGGATCGGTGACCGCGCACACTTAGCCCGAGGTTCAGCATCCGATCACACCCCCAACAAAGCCGGTGTCGTTCACGCCATTGACTTAGATGAGAACATGGGTAAAGGCCGGAACCGTAACGGGCGAACCGCCAAACGACTCGCCAACCAACTACTCGAGTACGCGGCCAGCGGTCTCCCCGGTGCCAAAAGACTGAAATACGTGGTCTACGAAGGCCGAATAAGTAGCGGAACCTACCGCCGCACATGGTGGAAGTG